TCGATTGTGTTTACATCGGAACCACTGTTTCCTCCGCCCCATAAACATTTAAAATTATTTGAAACTCCCATAACACCTCTTCTTGAAGATGATATGTCACCAAAATCAGACATGTTTCCTGTTGAAGCCATTTCAATACTAAAAATATAATTTACATTTCCAGGAGAAGCTCCTCCACCACTAAGACCTCTAGTCGAAGAAGATGCACCACCATTTTGTCTTATCGTATCTGGAATGTCTCCAAAATCAGTTGCATTTCCTGCTGTGTTAATATTAATAACATCCATTGTAGAACTATCTCCAGCTGGACCTTCTCCACCAAGTCTTAATGCTCTTCCTGATCCACCAGTCCATTGATTAGCTCTTTGTAATTTATAAGCTTCTCGTATATCCCAAACTTTTCCTGAATTAGACATTATTGTAAACCTCCATGACCGTTAGAATTTCCACACTGACCATAAGCTCCAGCTAGATTTGAACTTGTTATATCTCCAAAGTCTTGACCATTTCCTGTTGAAGCAAATGTAATAGAATCTATTGTAAGTGCAAGTGATGGAGTTTGACCACCTCCAAATATACCTATTGTATTGTTTGATCCATTAACTGTCATATTTCTTTTTGCAGCAGTTAAATCTCCAAAGTCCGTAGCGTTACCTGTTGAAGCAATGGTTATATAATCCATTACATTACTTATGCTAGGTGTTGCTCCTCCACCTCTAACTCCTCTAGTAGAACTACTAGTAGCAGCAGTTCCCGACGCAGATTCTGTTAAATTACCAAAATCTAAAGCGTTCCCTGTAGATGCGATTGTAACATAATCTATTACATCTATACTAGTTGGTGATGCTGCTTGATTTCCTCCAAGCCAAACACCTCTTGTAGGTGATGAACAAGCACCTATTTGATTTCTAGCAACTGTTAAATCTCCAAAGTCTGTAGCATTTCCTAATGTAGCTATAGTTACATAACCTATGGTATTTACTTGAGCAGGAGAAATATATCCACCACCATAAATACCTCTTGTTTGATTACTAAGTCCAGTTGGATAATTTGTAGCTGTAACTAAATCACCAAAGTCAGTAGAGTTTCCAAGGCTTCTTATTATAATTTGATCTATTGTATTTGATAAAGTAGATCCTCCATCAGGCGATCCACCAAATAAAAGCCCTTTAGTTAATCCACTTAGTGCACCTAATGCATATTTTGAAGCAGACATGTCACCAAAATCAAAGCTGTTTCCAGTAGTTGTAAGATCAATTGTTTCAATTGCATTTGAATAACTTGGATAACCTCCACCCGCAAAAGCTCTAGTTGCTATTCCTTGTGGGACAGTAATAGAATTACCCATACCTGAATGGTTTGTGCAATAAAAAAATAATCTATAAGGTGTATTACTTGTAACTTCTATTTTAGTCCAAGCTGTAGCTGAACCTGGTGTACCTGATGTTGTAACACCTGTTGTATACTCTGATGAGTTTGCTGCATCAACTTGTGTTGCAAATCTTAATGGGTGTCCACTATTTGTGCCATCATCTTGATTAAATTCGTATGTGCATCCTGGAAATAAAGTTACATATGTTTGAAGTATACCGTCCATATAGTATTTGTTTCCTGAACCAGGATTAACTACTGTTACAGTATATTTAAATGTTGTTGATCTAGCCACCGACTAACCCTCCTTGACCATTTGATGTAAGACCAGGAGTGTCTACTAAAAGTATTAAATCACCAAAATCAGTAGCATTACCTGTTGATGCTATTGTTATATATTGCAATGTATTTACGTTGCTTGAACCATTATATCCACCAGCATAAACACCTCTTGATGTATTAGACAAATTACCTCTACCTTGTTGTGAAAGAGCTGCTAATAAATCTCCAAAATCTGTGGCATTACCAGTAGATGCAATAGTAATATAATCCATAATATTTGAAACAGATCCTGTGTCTCCGCCTCCCCAAACACCTCTAGTATCAGACCCCACAGCAGCGACTTCATTTCTAGCTGTAGTTAAATTACCAAAATCTGTTGCGTTACCAGTTGTTGATATTGTTACATAGTCTAAAACATCAGAATTAGGACTAGAACCTCCTCCTCTTATGGCTCTTGAATTTGATGCTAAAGCTCCACCTTGAGAAACTGCAATTGTGCAATCTCCAAAATCTGCTGCATTACCTATAGATGCAATAGTTATATAATCTATAGTGTTAAGTCTAGTAGGTGTTGCACCTGCCATAAATAAACCCCTAGTATTATTATTAGCACCTGAAGTAAATCTACCTGTTGTTAAATCTCCAAAATCTGCTGCATTACCTTTTGTAGAAAAAGTTGTGTAATCAATAACTGCTGAAGCTGTGATTACTGGAGCTGCATTACCTCCACCTATTATTGATCTTGTTTTACCACCAATACCACCTGAACCTTTTCTAAATTGTGATAAATCTCCAAATTCATTTTCATTACCTGTAGAAGATATTGTAATAAAACCAATTTGAGATTGTCCAACAGGGGTAGCTCCACCTGAAATTAAACCTCTATCCCCACCAGCTTCTTGAAAAGGTATTGGTCGTGTTCCTTGATACCCGTCGTTTAGTCCGCCGTGTGCGTTACATGATCCAGATGCAGCTGCGTTATTAACTAAAGTTTCTGCTCCATAATCTGTTGTAGTACCACCAGATGCTATTGTTATTTCTTCTATATCTCTATAATAACCTCCGCCATAACCAGCTGAAAAAACACCTAATACACTATTAGAACCAGAAGCTTGATCATAAATAGCTCTTTGTAAATCTCCATAATCTATTGCATTACCTTGTGATGCAATTGTAACAAAATCAATTGTTTTTACATCACTTGGAGTTCTTCCCCCAGCAAATAAACCTCTTGTTGAACTACAGACAACACCATTGTTTTGTTCTTTTCTCGATTCAGTTAAATCGCCAAAATCTACAGCATTACCTGTTGTCATAATTTGTATAAAATCTATTACATTTTGATTTGTTGGAGTTTCTCCTCCAGCAAAAAGTCCTCGTGTAGGTGAACATGCACCTGTTAATTCTTCTCTAGCAACAGTAAGATCACCAAAGTCAGTTGCATTACCTGTTGAGTTCATTGTGATGTAATCCATTACATTACTTACAGAAGGTGTTAAACCTCCTGCCATTACACCTCTAATTGAATTTGAAACAGAAGCTAGATTATCTCTAGCAGCAGTAAGGTTACCAAAGTCTGCAAAGTTTCCTTCTGTTGCAACAGTAGCGTATTCAATTATGTCTGTAACTGCAGGTGAATTATCTCCTCCTGCATGAATACTACGAGTTATACTTGACATGGAAGTCGAGTCATAGTTTTGACCTGCATAACTTAAATTTCCAAAAGCAGTTGGCTGTGCCTTAGTAGCAAAACTATACTTTTCTACAATTTGTCCTGGAGTGTATCCTCCTTGAAACAATGCGGATACATTTGCATTTGGCCAATACCCACCCATTACCGCGTCATAAACTTCACGCAAGTTCCAAACTCCCGAAGAGTTATCGAGTTGAGGGTAGTTAGCCATTTAACTACCTAATCTATTTTTTTAGACCAAATATAACTAGCAGCTTGTGCTTGATCAAAAGGTACAGTTGCATCTGGATCAGTAGCATCTTCTTCAGTCCAAGTTGATGTGTACGTATCTAAATACGTTTCCACAGCAGACTGACTTACAAGTTCACCTTCTCCTGTTTCAGTTGAACCATCTACAGTTGCACCGATCATAACTTCGTTTGGATCTGGATAGTAACCACCATCTTCAATCCAAGTTGGGATCGTACCGCCTTCTAGTTGATATTTAACAATTTTATTCGCCATTTGTTTTCTCCTTATTATCTAAAAGTTTAGTGTTAAGCGACTCTTCATCGTACAGTTTAAATCCTCTTCGTTCAGCAAATTTTTCTGCTTCACCTGAAAATTTATCTGCGCATGCTTCTAACCATTGCATAGTCATTTCATGAGTAGGCGCCTTACCTTCCTTCATTAACTTATTTTCCATTTCCAAATAAGCATAAATTTCAGCTTGTGCCTGTGCACTGTTTATACCCATATCGAAGAGATAAATCAAGTTTCCTTCATCAATCACCCCACCTCGGGCACGAGCAGCGTTTAGAGCCTGTTTAAGACAAGTCATGACATGATATCTAGACTCTTCTTTTTCATACTCTTCTTCAGTGATATCATCTTTACCTAACTTCTTCAAGATACTCTTGTATTGATTAGTAAAAAAATTCATTTTTCTGATAGCACCAGACACTGAATTTTGTATATTATTCATGTTTACTTTAACCTCTAGAATCTCAGTTTCCAGTAATTCTTTTTCAAACTCATCCATTTCAAGATCAGTTTTAAGCTTATGTTCTTTTTGACGAAGCTCTATATCCTTCTTCATCATTTTAAGTTGTGCTTCTTCCAAGGCCATTCTAGTTTTATCTAGTTCAGCTAGTGTATGTTTAACTGATCTGATAGGTGTAATTGCTGTCACATCTAACATCACTCCCATAAACTGTGAGTGTGATTTATAAAAGTTAGAACTTGATTTTTTGATAGCGGGTAGGCTTGTATTAATATTGGTTAACATTTGTTTATACTCTTTTTTAACCAGTGGTGAGTTTGATAGTTTTGATATTACTAGGTCTTTAGATGACATATTTTTCTCCTTTATATTGTTGCATGTATATGATCATGTTCGTAGGATTTATACTACAGAATCTTAGGAAAGTCCACCATGGCCGTTAGAAATAGCTGATCCTTGTCCTCCAGCTTGAGTCATATCACCAAAGTCTGTTGCGTTACCTGTTGATGCAATCGTAACATAATCTATTATATTTACTGATGGACTAGCTCCCCCCATGGCAACACCTCTAACATCTGTACCTGTAACATTTGCTCCATATCTACCGACAGTTAAATCACCAAAATCTATTTGGTTTCCTGTTGAGGCTATTGTATTATATGCAATTACATTTGAATTAGAATTAGGATAACCACCCATGGTTATAGCTCTTGTTGTGCTGTTTGTAGCATAAGGTCTATTTTTTGCTTCAGTTAAATCACCAAAATCTAAAGCGTTACCTGTTGATCCTATTGTTAGATAACTTATATTATTTATCATTGTGTTGGGTTCATTCATACCACCAAAAACCATTCCTCTAGTTTGTCCACCTGTTGCACCAAGTAATCTTGATGAATAGTTTAAATCACCAAAGTCTGCAGCGTTTCCTAATGTTGTAATTGTATTATAATCCATTACATTTGATGGACCACTACCACCAATATAAATTATTCTTGTTGAATTTGATAAAGCATCACCTTGTGCTCTAGAAGAAGATAAGTCTCCAAAAAAAGCTGTATTACCTTTTGTTGCATACTCTATGTAAGTGTTACCATTTGAAGATGGTGAGGCTTGAGCTCCGTATATTGCTCTTGTACTAGAACCTCCTGCACCCATTTGATAACTTTGACCAGACGGTAAACTTCCAAAATCAATACTATTACCTAATGTTGATATTTGTATAAATTCTACTCTACTTGTGTCATTTGCATCACATCCAGCACTAATACCTATGTCACCAACATTTAAACCTGCTGGTACAACTGTGCCTGTTGGTGAATAAAGTTCAGGGGCTCTTGGTTGGAATTCTTGTAGACCACCATGGCCATTTGAACTACCTGAACCTTGTGAAGAATTAGCAGTTAAATCTCCAAAATCGGTAGCATTCCCTCTTGTAGAAAAACTTACTAAATCAATATTATTAGTAACTGAAGGATTAGCTCCTCCCGTAAAAACACCTCTAATTAAATTAGAAGCACCACCAGGATGTTGATGAGCAGCAGTTAAATCTCCAAAATCTACAAAATTGCCTAATGCTGAAATTGTACAAGATTCAATTATATTTGATTCTGATGCAGTATAACCACCAGCCATTATTCCAACAGTATGATTAGATATTCCTCCAGTTTGTGATCTTGAAGTCATGTCACCAAAAAAAGTTGAATTACCTGTTGTAGAAAATTCTAAAAAATCAACATTTGTAACAGGAGTTTCAGCACCTCCTAAAATACCTCTTGTTGTAGAATTAATTCCTCCACTTATTCCTGCTCTGGTTCCTGATAAATCCCCAAAGTCTGATGCATTACCTAAACTTGCTATGGTAATAAAAGATATGTCGTTTAAATTTGAACCAGATTTTCCTCCTGCAAAAACACCTCTAGTATTATTATTAGTTCCCCCTGCAAGTCTTTTTGCAACTGTTAAATCTCCAAAATCTGCTGCGTTACCTGTTGATAATGGATCAACATATTCTATACTATTTGTAACTCCAGGTGTAGCTCCACCTGCAAAAACAATTCTTGTAAATGTTCCAAGAGCTGAATTTTGATTTCTTCCTACTCCTAAGTCTCCAAAATCTGTAGCATTTCCAGTTGTTTCTATGATAATTTTATCAATTGTTTTATCAGATGCGCTACTTCCTAAAGTTGTTAGGCCTACTGTACCACCACCTAACTGAGGATAAGTTCCATCATCTTTTATATTTTTTGTGATTCGATTGATCTTCCAGATCCCGCTGGCCTGGTTTCGTCTAGGATAACTATCAGCCATAGTTTATCCTCCTACGCGTCGTCGATTAATTCGTAAGAAATAGTTACTTCTAATGTTGATGCTGCAGAAGCTCCGCCTCTAATTAAATCAGTTTCTTGTAAATAAAAAGATGAGTTTTTATCTATAATGTCAACTGATGCGTTAGCTGGAACTGTAAGTTCGTTAGCTAGTTTTTTGTGTGTTCCTGAAACTTCTGAATCTATTGTAGTTGTTGCATCACTGTCAGTTACGTTTGTAACTCTAATTAAATTAATTTTGTTAACTTGATCTGCTGCACAAGTCAAAAGTGTAGTTGTTAAAGTTGTACTTAAATCAGCTACTACTGATTTACCATTAATTGTTGTAACATTTACTATATTTGGTGCTGCCATTTTTTATTCTCCTGTTAACCTTTTATCCGAAAACTATCGCTGCTGCAATAGCTTTTCCCATTGAAATTCCACTAGATGCTGTTGCAAAACTTAATACTCCAGAACCGTTAGTCTGTAATACTTGACCACTAGTACCATCTGCTGCTGGAAATGTCAAAGCATCAATAGTTATTGTTCCTGAACCTTTTGGCTGTATAGATACACCAATATTAGTATCATCACCAGACGCAGTAAGTGTTGGTTTATTTCCTGTAGCTGCGTTATTGTAAGTTATTTCATTAACCGCGGAACTCGTAGCTGTAAGTTTTAATAATTCATTTCCATTAGTATCTAAAATAGATGTTCCAATTTTAGGACTAGTTAAAGTTTTGTTTGTTAAAGTTTGT